ATGTTTACCTTGAAGGTAAAGATGGTGACCCATTGTTTAGAGGCCGTGACGGATTCTCAGAATATGGTCAAAAAACCATGACCCCCGAAGAAATGGAAGCCACGGTTGGTAAAGAAGTTACACGCAAACTGATTGAAGGCACACCAAATAAAGAAGGTTGGGTTGATGTTCGGGATAAAGAATTAACTGTTGGCGGTGAAGGAATGGCTGGCTTTTACGACAAGATGCTACCTGACTTTATTAATAAGTACGGTAAAAAGCATGGAATAAGGGTAGGACAAACAGAAATGCCTACTGGTAAAACCCGTGATGCAAGCGGTATACCATCCATGTATAACCAAAAAGAAGTTGTACATTACTTTGATTTAACACCATCAGCTAAAGAATCATTCCTTAAAAAAGGACAGCCTATGTTTGCGGCCGCACCTTTAGCATTACCAGCTACACGCAAAGACCTGTTAAACGATCTCTTTGATAAAAAGCAAGAAAAGAAGTAGAATTAACTTATCTTAATCAACCACTTGGTAAAGGTATGGAATCTAAAGTAGATAAAACTAGAATTAAGACAGGCGGTCGCTCTGTAGGTACGCCTAATAAGTCTACAGCCCTTGCTAGAGAAGCGATCGCTAAGTTCGTGGATGGTAACGCTGACAAACTGCAAGAATGGCTTGATGCCATCGCTATGAACGAGAAGTTAGGCCCTAAAGTAGCTTTCGATTGCTTTATGCAAGTTGCTGAATACCACGTTCCTAAGTTAGCTAGGACAGAACACACTAGCCCACAGGATGAGCCAGTCAAAGTAATTCACGAACATAAATTCCTTGACTGAGATAGTTAAAAAGTATGAGTACCCCTACAAGGCTAGGGATGCTTTTTTAGACTTTCACCAAAGAAAAGAACGCTGGGCTGTATTGGTCTGCCACAGGAGAGCAGGGAAAACTTGCGCTACTATCTGCGACATTATTCGCAGGGCTATCATGGAAAAGAAACCTGACGGCAGATACGCTTACATAGCCCCGTACTACGCACAAGCTAAAAACATTGCTTGGGATTATTTACTTAAGTTTGCAGAGCCAGCCATTGTTAAGGCTAATCAGTCAGAATTATGGGTAGAACTGGTCAATGGGGCAAAAATACGGCTATTTGGTGCTGATAACCCTGATGCTTTGCGTGGTCTTTATCTTGATGGCGTGGTTTTAGACGAATACGCAGATATGAAACCCCGTCTTTGGGGTGAGATTGTTAGACCATTGCTTACAGATAGAAACGGTTTAAACGGCTATCAGACATGGGCTGTGTTTATTGGTACACCAAAGGGTCATAACGCCTTTTACGACATCTACAGCAACGCTTTAAAGAGCGACAACTGGTATGTCAAGACATTAAGGGCTGACCAGTCTGGTCTGATTCCTGATGCTGAATTGCTGGATGCTCAAGCCACAATGTCTAGCAACCAGTACGAACAAGAGTTCTTATGTTCATTTGAAGCGGCAATTATGGGAGCGTACTATGGTCAAGAGATGCGTAGAATTACTGACTTGGATCGAATTACTACTGTTGACTATGATCCTATGTTCCCCTGTCATACTGCTTGGGACTTGGGTTTTAATGACTCCACTTCAATATGGTGGTTTCAGGTGGTTTATGGGGAGATACGGGTTCTAGATCACCACTCATCTAACGGACAAGCTGTGCCATTCTATACAGGTCTGTTGCAACAAAAAGAAGATGAGTTCGGATACAAGTATGGCTATCATTACCTGCCGCATGACGCTAGAGCTAAAACTATGGCATCGGGTGGTAAGAGCATAATTGAACAATTTGCGACAAAAATCGACATAAAACACCTAAAAATCGTTCCAAACCTGTCAATTCAGGATGGAATACAGGCAACAAGGCTTGCATTAACTCGCACTTGGTTTGATAATAGGTGTGAAGAAGGTATCGAATGTTTACGTCAATATCAACGGGAATGGAATGATGATAAGAAATGCTTTAATGACCGCCCAAAACATGATTTCACAAGTCATTCAGCCGATGCGTTCCGCTATCTCAGTATTGTATGGAAAGATGAGGACAGCCCTATCCTCAAAGATTCAAGAGTTAAGGGACTTCATGTCGGGCAAACTGATGTAACGCTCAACGAGATGTGGAAAGAAACACCAAAACAAACCTTTAGGAGAATCTAATGTCAGCCGTAGCCCTACCCTATGCAGTCTATTACGAAACCGTTGCCGCATCACAAACTGCCCAAGTATTAGGCGTTACTGGTGCTAAAGGCGATATAGTTAGCAACCTTATTATTACTGTTAATGCCTTAACTACTGGCACAGTATCGCTACTGGATGGCGCAATATCCTACCCACTTACAACCGCTACTACCCCTGTTGGCTTATATATGCTGACACTTGATGCCCAGTCAGTAAGCGGAGCATGGAAGATTACTACTGGTGCTGGTGCTACCGTATTTGCTACAGGCAACTTTACTTAAGGATTACTATGGAACACGAATACCAAGATTGGTATAACACTATTGGGCAGTACGAGCGCACCTTTAAAGAGTGGGAAGGTAGAGCCGACAAGATTGTTAAACGGTATCGTGATGACAGCCGTACTAGGAATAACCCTAATGCAAAGTTTAATATTCTGTGGAGCAATGTACAGACTATTACTCCAGCTATCTTTGCTAGACTGCCTAGACCTGATGTAAGCCGTAGATTTAGGGACAACGATCCAATAGGTAGAGTAGCTTCTATGATGCTTGAGAGAGCATTGGACTACGAAATCACCCACTATGGTGACTACAAATCCGCTATGAATCAATCAGTTAATGACCGTCTGTTAGGTGGGCGTGGTACTAGCTGGGTTCGTTATGAGCCGCATATTGTCGGAAGTGAAGCCGATGGCATGGATATGCCTGAAGATGGTCTTGAGATTACTGAGGACATTGACGAAGCAGAAACCGAAGGCGGTATGTACCGTGAGGATCAGGAACGCATTGAGTACGAGTGTGCGCCTGTTGACTATGTTCATTGGCGTGACTTTGGCTTGACTGTTGCCCGTACATGGGAAGAAGTCACCGCAGTATGGCGTAAAGTCTATCTAGGCAGACCTGCGCTTGTTGAACGCTTTGGTGAGGAATTAGGTGGTCGTATCCCATTGGATACAAAGCCTGAAACTTCTAAGTCTTTCAGCGAAAAGATGGGCGAAGGCGCAAAAGAAGCCTGTATCTATGAGATATGGGACAAGACTTCAGGTGAGGTCATTTGGCTATCTAAGTCTATGGGTGAAATCCTTGATACCCGTGCCGACCCATTAAAGTTAGAAAACTTTTGGCCATGCCCTAAACCTTTATTTTCTACATTGACTACGGATTCATTAGTTCCAATCCCTGACTTTGTACTGTACCAAGATCAAGCAAGACAGCTAGACACGCTTGCTGATCGTATTGATGGATTTATTCAAGCTCTCAAAGTTCGGGGTGTATATGACGCATCTGAGCCAAGTCTTGCCCGTTTATTCTCTGAAGGCGAAAACAATTCATTGTTACCAGTCAAGAACTGGAACGCATTTGCTGAAAAACAGGGTATGCAAGGAGCTATTAACCTTGTAGACATCGCCCCTATTGCTAGTGCTTTAACCATGTCTTACTCGGCAATGGATCAGGTTAAGGGTCAAATCTACGAGATTATGGGTATCGCTGACATCCAGCGTGGACAGACCGATCCTAATGAAACACTAGGCGCACAGGTCATTAAGTCTAACAATGCCGCAGGTCGCTTAAAGACTATGCAACACGCAGTAGTAGACTTTGCTACCGAACTATTGTCTATCAAGGCACAGATTATATGTAATCACTTTACAGACGATACGATTGTCAAAATTTCAGGTGCAATGCAATTATCTGACACGGATAAGCAGTACATCCAGCCAGCATTAGCCCTACTGCGTGATGAGTCAGCTAAGAACTTCCGTATTGAAGTAACTTCAGACTCGATGATCTTCCAAGACGAGATGCAAGAAAAGCAGGATCGTATGGAGTTCTTGAGTGCAATCGGTGGCTTTATGCAACAAGTTATCCCAGCGGCACAAGCTGTCCCTGAAATGACTCCAATGCTGATGGAAATGGTTAAATTCGCTGTTACTGCGTTCAAGGCTGGTAAGGGTCTTGAGGGAATTATTGACGAAACTGCTGATAAATTCCGTGAACAAGCTAAGGCACAAGAAGGTCAACCTAAGCCGCCTACTCCTGAACAACAGAAACTTCAGGGTCAGATGCAACTTGAACAGGCTAAGTTACAGGCATCACAGCAACAAGCCCAACAGACTATGCAACTTGAGCAACAGAAGATGCAGATGCAAATGGAACTTGAGAAAGCCAAGCAAGAGTATCAGGCCCAAGAAAATCAACTTAAATTCCAATTGGAAGATCAACGTAACCGTCAGCAGGCAGAGATGGATATGAGAATAGCGCAGATGAAGATGAACACAGAGCGCAATACTCAAGTCTTGTTAGCCCACATTAATAACGGTGCTAAGATCGAAGTCGCTAGAATTGGTGCGGCAGAAGATGACGGAGCGCAAGCCTATTTATCTGAAGAAGCTATGGCACAATCTATGGAACACCCACTTAAACCTATTGCAGACGCCATTAGTCAGAGCAATCAACAGATGACTTTAGCATTAGGTGACCTAGTGAATACAATCAACGAAAACCACAATAGACCTAAACAAGTCGTACGGGGACAAGACGGTAAGATAATCGGAGTTCAATAACATGGCTATTACCGTAAAGCACACTAAGGTATCAACCATACCTGATGCTGGTGACGCATCCTTAATTGAGCCTAGTGATTGGAACGCTGACCACCAGTTAGTAGGAACTGTTCCCGTAGCCAATGGTGGTACAGGTGCGGCCACATTGACTGGATATGTCGTAGGTAACGGCACATCTGCTATGACTGCCGTTACTACTATTCCTAGTACAGATGTAACTGGATTGGGTACGATGTCTACTCAAAACAGCAATAACGTATCTGTTACTGGCGGTTCAATGTCAGGCGTAACCATTAGCGACTATGTTGCAACTGCAACAAAAGGTGTAGCTAATGGCGTTGCATCATTAGACGGTAGCGGTACAGTACCAGTTAGTCAGCTTCCAGCCGCAGTATTGGGAGCATTAAGTTATCAAGGAACTTGGAACGCCACAACAAATACACCCACACTCACATCCTCAACTGGAACTAAGGGTTATTACTATGTTGTGAGCGTTGCAGGCACAACCAATTTGAATGGCATTACAGATTGGCAAGTGGGCGATTGGGCGGTATTTAACGGCTCTGTATGGCAGAAGATTGACAATACTGATTCAGTTACCAGCGTAAACGGCTATACAGGCGCAGTAGTTCTTACTTATAGTGATGTAGGTGCTTTCCCTGCTACAAGCACAACTGGCACAGGTAATGTTGTATTAGCTACAGGCGCAACACAAGCTCATCCTACTATTAGTGACTATGAAATATTCACTTCTACAACTCCTCCATCTTATGCAGAAGGTCGTGTATGGTTTGATTCAGCAAATCACACATTGGCTCAATTTAATGATGTTACAAACAATACTGTACATCTTGGCGAAGAAATACAACTTAAAGTAATCAACAATACTGGTTCAACAATCAATATTGGTCAACCTGTTTATATAACTGGCACAACTAGCGGTCAAACTTATCCTAATGTGGCTTTAGCTATTGCCAATACTTTAGCAACATCTAATGTGATTGGCCTTGCAAATCAAGCTATTCCTTCTGGAACTGCTGGCTATGTAACGACTATTGGTTTAATTCAAGGCATTAATACTGGTAGCTATACAGTAGGCGATACGCTTTATTTATCTCCTTATTCTGCTGGTTTTTATCAAAACACTATTCCGCCTACAGGTTATGCCATTAAATTGGGAACTGTCGCATATGTAAATTCATCGGCAGGCGCAATTTATATTAATAAAAGCAATCTGTCGGTTC